AAGGTTCTGGTAGGCCGGGAGCATCCCCGGCTCGCTCCACCGACGCCGGCGCGGTCCCAGGTCAAGGACTTCTCGGCCACCGCCAAGAGCGTCGGGATAACGCTCCTGCCGTGGCAGACTGTCGTCGGCCGCTACCTCTATGCGTCCGGTCCCGGCGGAAGGTGGACATGGCCGGAGGTGGCGGCCATCGTCGCCCGCCAGAACGGGAAGACCGAGATCGTTATCCCGCACATCCTGCATCGCCTCGGCATGGGCCGGCGCATCCTCCACGCCGCTCAGACGCGAGAGCTTCCCCGCAAGATGTTCTTCCGTCTCCTGCCGATCGTCGAGCAGCGCTGGCCTGACGCCAAGATCCGCCGCGGCGGCGGTCAGGAGACGATCGAGATCCCGAGCAACGGCGGCCTCTACGTGATCTCCGCAGCGACCGGCGGCGGTCCCCGCGGCCTCAGCATCGACGACGTGATCGTCGACGAGCTCCGGGAGATCGGCGAGGAGTTCATCGGGGCGGTGATCCCGACGACGATGGCGAGCCTCAACCCGCAGCTCCTCTACCTGAGCAACGCCGGCAGCGATGAGAGCGCGTCCCTCAATGCCGTCAAGCTCCGAGCCGAGGACGATCCGAGCCTTGCCTACCTGGAATGGTCCGCCGGCCCCGATCGCCTCATCGACGATCCCGAGGGATGGGCCGAGGCGAACCCGAGCATCGGTCACTTCCCGATGCTGCTCGACGTCCTCGCCCGCCAGTACCGTAGTCACAAACTCGCCGGCTCTCTCGCGCACTTCGAGACCGAGAACCTCTGCCGGTGGGTCACGACGCTCCGCGAGCGTCTCGTCGACGACACGGCTTGGGCGAAGTGCCGCGACGACGTCGGCAAGCCGACCCGACCCGCCATCGGCGTCGCGATGGACCCCGACGGAAGGCGCGCCACCATCGCCCTCGCCTGGATGGAAGGATCCCGCGTCGCCATCGAAGTCGTCGCCGATGTCCACGGCGACCCGATCGACACGGCCGCCCTCGGCGAACAGGTGAAGAGCCTCAGTCAGAAGCACGTCGCCAAGGTCGGCTACGACGCCCACACCGACGGGCAGCTCGCGAAGTACGTCCGCAAGGGTCACGGCGAGAACGTGACCGGCCAGAAGGCCGCCGGCGCGTCTGCCGAGTTCGCCCGACTCGTCTCGGCCGGCTCCATCGCGTACCAGAACGCCGACGCCGTCACCGATGACCTGACCTGGACCGTTCGCCGAGTCGAAGGGCCCGACGGCAGCTTTCAGGCCGTCCACGCGAAGGACGATAGGCCGATCACCGCATCCCTCGCCGCCATCCGAGCCGTATGGCTCGCCTCGATGCCTGCTACAGCCGGAAGGTTGGTCGTTCGATGAGCCTCTATGACCGCGTCGTGACGGCCATCGCCCTCCGACCGAAGCTCCAACAGGTCGCGACACTCCCCGAGGCCCGGTCGATCGACCCGTTCCACGAGTTTCCGGACCTCGATACCCAACTTCTTGCCGTTCAGGGGCTCTCCCCCCGGCCCTGGCGGGCGGCGGGACTCCGGGAAGCTCTCGGAGTCCCGTCGATCCTCGGCGCGGTCACGCTGATCAGTCACACGGTCGGCTCGATGACGATGCGGGCCATGAAGAACGAGGTCGAAGTCCTCCCGGAGGATCGGCCGCGGGTCATCATCCGGCCGGATCCGAACCCGTTCCGTTCACCGGGCGAGTTCTACCGCGATACGGCCTACAACCTCGCCACACGGGGCGAAGCGTGGTGGTGGATCGCCAAGAGGGACGCCGACGGCAACGCGATCGCCCTGATCAACATCCCGCCCGAGCAGATCATGGTCACGCAGAACGTGCAGAACATCCTGCGGCCGATCATCACCTGGACCGGCATCGGCGCGGCAAGGCAAGTCATCATGCCGAACCGCGACATGCGGCAGCTCACCTACATCCGGGACGGCATGGGCCTGCGGGGCGTCGGGCCGCTCCAGCTCTGCGGCGCGTCGATCAGCGTCAGCGTCGAAGCCGAGAACTGGGCCGCCAACTTCTACGCCGACGGTGGGGCAACCAGCGCCCCGATCATCCATTCCGCCGTCGAGCTGACCGACGACCCGAACGACGACGAGACAGAGGCCGAGCGGTTCGCCGATGCGTGGTCGGCGAAGGGCAACAACCGGCCCCGCGTCGTCGATCCCCGCATCGACAGCATCGACTTCCCCCAGGTCAATCCCCAGGGCGCGCAGATGCTCGACGCCCGGGCCCATCAGAACGGCGCGACGGCGCAGATGTTCAACATCCCCGGGACCCTCCTGGAGTTCGCCCAACGGGGAAGCTCCCTGACCTACCAGAACCTCTCGACGGTGTACGACGACTTCCTGCGGCGTTGCCTCCGCCCGAACTACCTCCGACCGATCGAGGAGGCGATGTCGGACATGATCCCGCGGGCCTTCGTCGCCCGGTTCGACACCGACGCCCTGACCCTCGCCGACACAAAGGACCGCTACGACGCCTACAGCGTCGGCATCGCGGCCGGGATCATCACGCCCGAGCAGGCGCAGGCGTTCGAGGGCCTCGCCCCGGGCGACACCGACAACGCTCCGGCCCCGTTCTCCCCGCCACAGGCTCAGGTCCCCATCCTTCCCGTCAACCAGCGGTCGGCCGAGTACCGCTGCGACGGCAAGCGCATCCTCCGGGGCGTCATCCGGCCCTGCAACAAGCTCCTCGCCGAGTCCGGAGGCTTCATCGGCCGCTGCTCCCGCTGCGGTAAGGAGCACATTCCGGCGGTCGTCGCCTGATGGCCCCGCGGGGCAGCAAGCTCTCCAGGAGGGAACGCGAGGTCATCGCGGCCATCGCCTACTGCGGCGATCAGAAGCGGGCCGCGATCCGCCTCGGGATCGCCGACCAGACGGTGAAGAACCACCTGACGACGGCCTACCGCCGCCTTGGCGTCCACGGCATCATCGACGCCCTGTACGCCCTCGGCTGGCTGCGCGTCCCCAACGATCTGCGGGCCCTGGGTCGTGATCAGCCGGCGGAAGTGCTCGCCGACGGGAGATCCTCGGGCAGCCCAGGGCCCGCAGGACCGTTGACATCGCAACGACCCGCGTGGACAATGCGGGCCAGAACCGAATAGGGCCGTACGCTCGTCGTCAGTCCCAGGAACGTGGCCTCTCATCCCTCGGAACGTGTCCGAACAGAGGGAAGGGAGGTCTTTCTCTTGAACGAACCACAAGATGAGCTGATCACCGTCATCGCCCCGGCCGAGATCGAGGTCCGGGACGCCGCTCAACGGCTCGTGGACATGCGTCTCCTGCCCTGGGACACCGAGATCGACACCGTCCAGGGCCGGGAGCGGTTCACCCGCGGCGCATTCGAGGGCACTGACCCCTCGACGGTCTACCTCTACGGCCCCGAGCACGAGATGAAGCTCGGCGTCGGTCAGGACGGGCAGCCGAGGGCCATCCGGGTCCCGATCGGCCGCGCCACCGACATCTCCGACCACATGGACGGCCCTCGGGCGACGTTCAAGGTCGCGAGGACCGCCGGCGGCGACGAGGCCCTCGCCCTCATGGCCGACAAGATCATCAGCGGCGTCTCCGTCGAGTTCGCCCAGGTCGCCGGGGGAACCGAGGTCAAGCGAGAGAACGGGCGACGTGTCCGCATCCACAATCGGGCCCGCCTCGTTGGCGCGACCCCGACCCACCGGCCGGCCTACGGGGATCAGGCCGCCGTTCTTGCCGTTCGATCCCACCAGGAGGAGGAGCCCATCATGGGCGAGACAGTCGAGCCCACGGCGGGCAACCCGGCCGAGACTGCGGCCATTCTCGCTGCGATCAGCGAGATCAACACCCGGGCCGCGGCCGAGAAGGCCGAGCGGGACCGGTTCCTGGAGAAGCTGGAGAAGCTCGAGGAGCTAAACCGTTCGGACATCACGATCCCGGGAGCGTCCGAGGACCCGAAGCCGAAGCTGGACATGGGCCATTGGGTCGATCTCGTGGTCCGGGTGGCCTCGGGCGACCGGATCCCCGCCGAGCAGATGCGAACGCTCGATGACGTCATCACCACGGACAACATCGGCGTCGTTCCGCCGGCCTACCTGACGGAGATCATCGGCGTCATCGACCCGTCACGGCCGTTCCTGTCGAGCACGCGCCGTCTCTCGACCCCGTCGAGCGGCACGAAGCTCATCGTCCCGATCATCAACCAGCGACCCGAGGCCGGGAAGCAGTCGTCGGAGAAGCAGGAGGTCGCGAGCACCAAGACGCTCATCGGCGTCGAGGAGTTCGGGATGGTGACGATCGCCGGGGCCGGCGACCTGTCGATCCAGCTGATCAAGCGATCCAGTCCCGAGTTCCTCAGCCTCTGGATCGAGCTGCTCGCCGAGCAGTACGCCCGGGAGAGCGAGAGCGCCGCGATCACGGCCCTCGCCGACTCGATCGGCGGCTTCGGCAACGCTTCCGCCATGAACCCGGCCAACCTCCTGTTGGGCGATGCGTGGGTCGCGTCCTTCGACGCCATCCGGCGTGGTCCCGACACGATCTGGCTCTCGACGCAGGCCGTCGGCGAGTTCATCGACGCGAAGGCCACCACGACCAACCAGCCGATGTATTCGAACATCAACCTGAACGCCACCGCCGCGGGCGGCGTCTCGGGCTCGATCTCGGGTCTTCGGGCGGTCCACGTCCCGATGCTCGACGTCCACGGCGCATACGCGCTCGTCGGCCCGTCGAGCGGCTTCGCGTGGGCCGAGGACGGCACGTACACCCTCCAGGTCGACAACGCGGCCAAGGCTGGCCGGGATGTCGCCCTCGTGGGGATGCTCTGGTCGGCCCCGTGGTACCCGGCTGCGTTCACTGCGTACAACGTCGCGAGCTGACCGATGGCCGACTGGCCGGACACGGACGAGCTGCAGCAGGTCCTGAACATCACGAGCGATGATTGGGACGTGACGCTCGACCGTGTCCGGTCGGCGGCTATCGCCAAGGTCAAGAGAGACGTCGGGCTCTGGGACGAGATGGTCGACGAGCCCGACGACATGCTTGCCCAGGCCGCGCTCCGGATGGCCGAGATGATCAGCGAGCGGCCGACGACGCCGATCGTCCATCTCGCCAACGATCCGGCCTATCAGAGCCTCCTCAGCGGCCACCGTCGGAGCTTCGGCATCGGATGAGCAGCACGACGGTCCTGATCAACACCGACGCCGGCGGCTCGTTCTCCTACGAACGGCCGTTCTTCGGGCTCCTGAACGCCGTGGTGCTCCACGTCAACACCCTCGATACCGCCGCGCTCGACGTCCTGATCTCCGACGCCACGTCCGACACTGTCTTCCACGAGTTCGGCGAGCTTGACGGCGACCGCTACTACCAGCCTGACCCGCCGTTCCCGGTCTACGGCTCGCTCCTCATCGAGGTCACGAACGGCGGCGACACAAAGCACGGCTCATTGAGGTTCATGACGCAGACATGAGCGACGACACGCGCAAGGCCATCGCCAAGCGGCTGGACGCCAAGCAGAAGGCCCTGAAGGCCGCCCAGAAGCCCAGGAAGGCCCCGAAGGAGCAGAGTGGCGCTGAAGGGTAAGTCGCAGCTCAACGCCCGTCTGCGGGCGATCAAGCGCACGTTCAAGCCGATCGGCAAGGCGTGGGCCCTCGATGGCGTCGCCGAGAACCGCCGCCGGGTGCCGGTGAAGACGGGCCGGCTCCAGCGCAGCTTCCGCGTCCGCAACGCCTCGCAGACTCGGGCGACCGTCGTCGGACACTTCACGGCCAACTTCGTGGATGCCGGGACGAAGGCGCATACCGAGTCCGCCCACCGTCAGGCGATGAGCTTCGCCTACCAGGGCAGGACGATCTTCGCCGGCAAGGTCCACCACCGCGGCAGCAAGTCGCAGCGGTTCAAGCGGGCGGCGGCGATGG